ATGGTTGGTTGAGTGAAAATGAAAAAGCACAATTATTTTCTCAATTAGAAGAAGCGGTCGATGAAGTTGATGCAAAAAATAGAGAAAAAATTTCTGATTTAGAAATAGAAATAGAAGAAATCACAAAAAAAATTAGATGATGAATTCATTTTTAGCAACAGTAACAAAAGTATATTTTAAAGTAGATGATTTTTTCGATACAGAAAAGAAAGATGATTTTTTGTTAAAATACAATGATAATAAAAATTTTGCAGATAAAGATGCCAGATTTTTAGGGGCAATAACATATGCAAGAGAAACACCAATTATAGTAGAAGCGTATGCCTTTCCTTTTGATAAAAATAATTTTACATATCCAATAGAAGGAGAAACCGTAATTATCTTAGAAATAGAAAATGAACATTTTTGGTTACCATATTCGACTACTTTATACCCAAATTATAGAGAAGATTACAAAACATCAGAAACCTCAAAAGAAAAAAAACCAGAGGAATCAAATACAAAATCAGCATCAAAAGATTATAAAGAAACAAAACAAACAGGTACAACAAATACTCCACCAACTGCAAAGAAATCAGAAACAAAAAAATATAAAGTAAACGAAAAAATAAAATTTCTTAAACCAAAAGAGGGAGATACAATAATTCAAGGTAGAGTTGGAAATACAATTCGTTTTTCAGAATTTTTCCTAACAGAAGATGATAAAACATCATCACCATCTATATTCATTCGTAATAAACAAAATCCAGAATTAGATGATAAAAAAATTGGTGAACTAATAGAAGAAGATATAAATAAAGATGGTACATCGATTTATTTAACATCAGGTAAAGTAAAAGTACCATTTAAAGAAACAATTAAAAAAACAAAAGTAGGTTTTAAAGAATATCCATCTTCCGATGATTTTAAGGGTGACCAATTTTGGTTAAATTCCGATAGAGTTATATTATCAGCAAAAGCTAAAGAGTTTATTGTATATGGTAAAGGAAATACCGGCGTTATAACTGATGGTAATTTTTCAATCGATGCAGAAAAAGAAATATACTTTCATAATAAGAAAAATATAACAATTCATTCAGAGGGGTCTAATCAAATTTTTTTAAATTCAGATAACGGTAAAATATTTTTGGGAAAAGATAAAGGGGAGGGTGATGCCGGTGCAGCTGTACAAAAAATGGTACTGGGTGGTGAATTGGTAAAAGTATTAGAAGATTTAATAGATGCAATTACAAAACAAATTTACTTAACTCCAGCCGGTCCATCTGCGACGGGGCCTACAAATATAGCAACTTTTAATCAAATCAAATCTAAATTAAAAAATATATTAGCAGCTAAAAACTTTTTAAGTAAGAACTAATGTCATGGAGTGCTTTCAAATCAACCTTACTGCCAGCGATGCAATCACACGCATTTGGAAACAATATGGCCGGGTTTGCAAAAACATTTACTTTAGCATATGATACGGCTATAAAATCAGGAAAAGAAACAATAAGTCCTATTCCATTAATGAAAGGAAACACATCAGCAATGGAGGCCCAGCTAATTTTATTCTTGTCTCAAACCCAAAAATCAAATTCCACAACACTATTAGATGTAATAGGCCCGGCAATAATTTCATATTGGACAGGCGGTTTATTAATGCCAATACCACCCATTATCCCACCGCCTGGTGCTATCAAAAGTATAGCACTTACTCAAGGATTAGTTTTAAATCCTGGTAGTTGGACACCAATACCTGTTCCCCCAAGTAATAATTCATCTATATTTTTAGATGCATTTATAACGGCTGCAAAAATTCATTTATCAACCGTTAGTGGTCTTTATATAGTATTAGCACAATATCCACCACCGGCACCACCTGCGCCAGGTGTTATTCCGTGGGTTGGTTATGTAGTACCCTAATTAAATTTTAACTTTCAATATTTATTTAAAACAATTATTATGGATTCGAAATTATTAGTCGGATTAATCAAAGAAGTTGTCAAAAACGAAGTAAAACAACAAGTAAAAGAAGAATTGGCAAAACTGATTAAATCCGGAGCAGTTACATTAAACAAAGAAAAAAAGGGAACATCTTTAATGGAGATGACAGAAACTAAGAAAAGACTTGTAAAAAACACACAAGCAGCAATCAATAGACCTGTAAAAAATTTTACTAACAATAAAATGTTAAATGAGGTTTTAAATAATACAACACCATTTACGGCAGCGCAAAGAGCAGAGGGTGGTATGATGGATGAAAGTTCTGTGTTAGATATGATGCAGCCTGAAAGATATGAAGAAGATGGTTGGGAAACTATGGATTACAGAGAACAATCTACTCCACAACAATTACCCTCAACTGGTAATGCTGGATTAGATGCAATTCAAAAGGCATTAAATAAAGATTATACACAATTGACAAAAGTATTTATAAAACAAGAAAAACAAAAAGGATTTAGGTAAAATGGCAATTGAATTAGGTAAAGTTAATGTACAAGATTTACAAGTAAATGATTACAAAGTAATAGGAATTGGAATTGATAGAAGTTCTAATTCTAATGGAATATTTTCTGTTAATTTGACTACTTTATCTCAAGCAAAAGATAACTTAAAAAACTTAATTATGACAAAAAAAGGAGAAAGAATTATGTATCCTACGTTTGGTTGTGATGTGTGGTCTTTACTATTTGAACCCATTATTGTCGGAGAAATAGATAATCAAATAGAAACAACTATATTAAGAGCAGTGGATAATTGGATGCCTTATATCAATATTGATGAAATTATTTTTGATTACAATGATGAAGATATTGATAAACATAAAATAAATTTAGATATAAAGTTTTCATTGAAATCAAACGAAAGCTTATCAGATAAAATAACTATAAGTATAAAATAATAATAAATGGCACTAAAACCAATAGATAAAAATTGGAAAAATAACAATAGAGATATTAATTATGTCGGAAAAGATTTTGCGTCATTGAGAGAAAATTTAGTCAATTATTCAAAAACATATTTTCCAAACACATTTTCAGATTTTAGTGAAGCTTCGCCAGGTGGTGTATTTTTAGATATGGCTGCATTTGTAGGAGATGTTTTAACTTTTTATCAAGATATTCAATTAAAAGAATCTTTACTTTTACATGCAACGGAGAAGAAAAATGTTATGGCATTAGCACAATCAATGGGATATAAACCAAAATTGACTACACCCGCTGTAACCAATTTAACAATTTATCAAACCGTACCATCAACTGGACATCCAAATTATCAACCAAACTCAAAATATTATTTTAAAATAAAAGATGGTTTACAAGTACAATCAAAAAGTAATTCAAACGTAATATTTCGAACAATCGATACAGTTGATTTTTCTAATCCAACCGATAGAGAAATAGATGTTATTGGAAGAGATACAGAGACAGGAGCTCCAAATCTTTTTTTAATAACTAAAAAAGTTAAAGCTATTTCTGCAAAAGAAAAAGAAACCCAAGTTGATGTTACAGATAACACAGAATATCCAACAATAACTTTACCAGATACAAATATTATTTCGATAGTTTCAGTAATAGATGCACAGGGAAATAGTTGGAATGAAGTTCCTTATTTGGCACAAGAAAGTGTATTTACAGAAAAAGCAAATACGGAATATAATTCATCTTTATCATCATATTCTACAACAGTACCATATATTTTAGAATTAAAAAAAGTACCGAGAAGATTTTCATTAAGAATAAATTCGGATAGTACAATAGATTTACAATTTGGTAGTGGTAATAATTCAATTGGATTTGAAGATGAAATTATTTTACCAAATACCAAAAATGTTGGATTGGGGTTAGCCAATTCAATTAAAAGAACAAATGAAAATATTGACCCTTCAAATTTTTTAAAAACGAATACTTTTGGTATTTCACCATTTGGAAAAACGTTAAAAATAAAATATTTAGTAGGTGGAGGTATAGAGGCTAATATTAATTCAGAAGATTTAACTCTTATAAATAAAATTGAATTTGAAGAAGACCTTTTAAGTTTATCAACAGCCGAAGCAGCTTTATACGAAACAAATAAAGGTTCAATTGCAGTTGAAAACCTTGAACCAGCAACAGGTGGTAGAGGAGAAGAATCAATTGAAGAAATAAGACAAAACGCTATAGCAACATTTGGTTCTCAAAATCGTGCAGTAACAAAACAAGATTATACAGTAAGAGCATTAAGTATGCCAGAAAGATATGGTAGTATTGCAAAGGTATATGTTTCAGCAGATGGAGAGTTAGATAATAATTCACCAGGCAGTATATTATCAAATCCAAAAAATTTACAAGAATTTACTAATTTAATTGAATCTCTGAAAGGATTATCAAGAGAGGATATACAAAAAGAATTAGTAAAATATCTTTCTCAAAAAAAATCAAATGTAAATGAATTAAACAATCCATTTGCAATAAACATGTATATTTTGGGGTATAATTCTAATAAAAAACTTAATAATATAAATGAGGCGGTCAAACAAAATCTAAAAACTTATTTAGGTGAATATAGAATACTCACCGATGGAGTTAATATTATAGATGGATTTATTGTAAATATAGGAATTGATTTTGAAATAATTTCGTATTCAAATTACAATAAAAGAGAAGTTCTTGCTAATTGTTTAACAGAAATGCAAGATTATTTCAATATTGATAATTGGACATTTAATAAACCAATTAATATTTCTGAGATAGAATTAATGATAGCAAACGTAGAGGGTGTTATGAGTGTACCATCTGTAAAAGTTAGTAATATATGTGGTTCTGGTGGTGAAGATTATTCACCAAATAGATACAATATTGATGAGGCGACTAAAGGTAAGATAATATATCCATCTTTAGACCCTTGTGTTTTTGAAGTCAAATTTCCAAACAAAGATATAAAAGGAAGAGCTTTATAATATGCATAAATTTTATACATCA